AATCCAGTCAAGAGAAGTAGAGGTAAATGTTGAGAAGTGTACTTCAAAAGAAAAGGCAGAAATCGTATTGAGTAAAATGTTCAAAAATGCGATTGTGAATGTTTTGGAATGCGTGTTCTATGCAGATAAGCGTGTGATGAGTGATTCTGATTTTGCTAAACACTCAACAGTGAAAGAACATCTGATCCTCACAGAGGAAGAGGTTGCAGAAATTAACGCTTCAAGAAAGAGAGGTAAATAAGAATGATGTATAATATTACAAAAATGGATATGGCGAACGTAGGTTCAGGACTTGGATTTATTGACGCAGTTGAACAGGAAGTAGAGGGTGTTCTTGAGGGTTTCGGAATCGTGGATTCTGAAAGATTGAACGAGAACACAGGAGAACTGGAAAAAGTTGTGATTTCCGTTGTAAAAGTTAACGGGCAGCTTTTTAGTGGTTCGTCAAAAGTTGTTGAGGGTAGATTGAAAAACCTGAGTGCAATCGTTGGAGACAGTAAGGATGTTGAAGAAAAGAAGATTAGCGTAAAATTTGAAAATATCAAATTGGCAAAGGGTAACGGCACAAACCTCATTGTAACTAGATATGACGAATAAGCAGAAAGGGCGGGAAACCGTCCTTTCTTTATAAGGTGGTGTAATATGATTAACTTAGAAAAATTAAATATGACTATTGTAACATCTGACACATTAATGCATATCATCAATGACCCATATGTACAATCTGTGACACCGTACACAGACAGAAAGGGATTACAATGTTATAGCATAGTGTCAATGTGCGGTGAAAGGTATAAGGTGTTTACACATGGGAAAATATTATAACTGTGATTATTTGTTGACATTAAAAGATCGTAACGGAAAAAACCCTGATATATACATTGCAGACGGAAACCGAACAGCGGGAAAAACGGTTTCGTTTAAACGTAGGCTAATAGACACGTTTTTGAAAGAAAAAACAGACGTTAACCAGTTCTATCTTATCTATCGTTACAAAACAGATATGCAGTCCATGTCTGATTCATTTTTCACTGACATTCGAAGATTGTTTTACAACGGGCATGTCATGACCGAAAAGAAATTGTTTGACGGTGCTGTGGTTCAGTTGTTGTTAGACGATAAACCGTGTGGTTGGTGCTTGCCACTGTCATTATCAGGAAAAATAAAGCGAATGTCTTCTATTTTTGTGCAAGTGGCTCATGGGTTTTTTGACGAATACCAAGACGAGTCTAACAATTATCTACCAAACGAAATAGATAAGTTAATGTCTATTCACACATCTATCGCACGAGGTGACGGAAAACAGAGTCGGCGTGTTCCGCTATATATGGCAAGTAACACCGTATCAATACTCAACCCATACTATCAAGCACTAGGTATTAATAAAATGCTAAAACGTGACACAAAAATATTACGTGGTGACGGTTGGGTGTACGAGCGAACATATAATGAGAACGCCAGTAAAGCTTTTGAGAGTTCAGCTTTTAACCGCGCATTCTCAGGGTCAAAATACTTTTCCCACGCGTCACAGAACGTGTATTTGAATGACAATGACGCGTTAATCACACGACCGTCCGGATCATCTGAGTATATGCTTTCGATACGCTACAATGAAATGTGGTACAATGTGAGAAAATACACTAGTTGTGTCTATGTGTCAGAGGGTGCGGACGAGACATTTCCACGGCGTGTATGTTTCAATTATACGGATGTTGTAGACGATCGCGCAGTGATGGTGAACAGTAGCAACTATATTATTATGGCGTTACGAAATTATTTTCACCGTGGTTTGATGCGTTTCCAAAACCTCGCTTGTAAAAATATGGTGTTCGATATGTTATCTTTTTTATAGGTTGACGTAGGTGATAAATTGTGATATTATAATATTGCTCCCCTATTTGAGTAGAATCACTGACCGCGCCCGGACGCGTTAATGGGCAAGTAGTCAACCGGGGCGGGTGGAGTAACGCACCCTTTGATTTATCTTATGGGTCACGGGCACACAAATAGCGATTTCAACAAATTTACTGTTGACATCGCTATTTTATTTTGCTATAATGTGTTTAACGATTAAGGCATTGCTTATTCGTTTAATCGTTCATTTTGATTCACGTTTCACGTGAAACATTTTGATTCATGTTTCACGTGAAACGTTACAGAGAAAGGAGTGGGGTATGGACACTATTAACACAGTTATTAACGCTATTTCAATGGTCGGATTTCCGATTGTGTGTTGCGGTGTACTCATGTATTATCAGAAATACACACGCGACAAGGACTCCGAACAGCTCAAACAGTTGTCAGAATCTCACGCAGAAGAGATCAAGACAATGGCAGACGCGCTCAATAATAACACCATTGTGTTACAGAAACTATGTGATAAGCTAGACAGTGAGGTGAATGTGAATGAAAAAAAGTAAGGATCTGATTGCATTATTCCTCTCTTTTATACTTGTTGTTTCACTACCAGTCACAGCGAGTGCAAATATGGACGGTATTGATGTGTCTAACTGGCAACGTGGAATTGACGTAACACAGATGCATGATGTTGAGTTCGTAATCGCAAAAGCAACAGAGGGTACAGGCTATGTTAACCCGGATTGCGACAGAGTATATCAAGATGCAAAAGAAAGCGGAAAAAAGACAGGTGTATATCATTTCGCTAGGAAAGGTGATGCGATCGCACAGGCGAAATATTTCGTTAATCACATTTCCGGTTATATTGGTCAATCTGTATTGGTGTTGGATTATGAATCATCCGCGGTCGATCAAGGTGTCGGTTGGGCGAAAGACTGGCTAGACGCTGTCTATAACATGACAGGTGTGAAACCCGTGATCTATATGTCAAACAGTGTGGTCCACAGATATGACTGGTCGGAAGTGGCAAAGAATTATTCTCTATGGAATGCGGGGTATTATGCGGGTTATAACACAATCTATGGCTTCATAGACAACCCACCATTACATTATGATCTTGGTGAGTTCTCAGGCAAGACACCACTATTCCAGTATACATCATCGGGTCGGTTGAATGGTTGGACGGGTAACTTGGACTTAGATGTGTTTTACGGCGATAGCGCAGATTGGGATAAATTAGCGGGTTGTGTTGCGTCAGATAACTATAAACCGTCTGAGCCAAACCACAAAGCAGAAGATCGTGTTGTGTATTACACAGTGCGATCAGGTGACACGTTGTCACGTATTGCACAACGATACAACACAACATACAAATATCTTGCTGAACTGAACGGTATCGCGAACCCGAACTTGATTTACCCGGGACAGGTTCTCACAATTTCCGGTGCGTATTCATCAAACACGAACACGGAAAGTGTCACAACGTACACAGTAAAAAGCGGTGACTGTCTAACTTCCATTGGAAAAAGACTTGGTGTTTCGTGGATTGATATTGCAAATAGAAACGGTATTCATTCGCCCTATACTATTTTTCCGGGTCAGGTACTTACAGTTGCGTCAAGTTCACAATCATCAAATGTTTCACAGTATTACACAGTGCGGTCAGGTGATACATTGTCTGACATTGCATCACGGTATAATACGAGTTATCAGACGCTTGCTAAACTGAACGGAATCAAGAATCCGAATCGAATCTATCCGGGTCAAAGTATAAGGTTGTGGTAATATGCCGTCTATTAACACAGCATACACATGGATGATTAACGCGTGTAATGCACCCAACATTGGTTATTCTCAGAAATACCGGCGTGGACAGAATGTGAACGGGATCACGTATTATGATTGTTCCTCTTTGATCTCTCAGGCATTAACGCAAGCCGGTTATTTCGAAACGAATCCATGGTTCACGACTTACACCATGGGACAGTATTTGCTAGATGTTGGAGCGCAACACTTTAAAACAGATGCCGTGCCATGGCAAGCCGGAGACATTTTAGTTGTGCGTAACGCGTCACGTCAGCACACAGAAATGTGTTATGAACCCGCGGACACTGGTGGTATTACAATGGGTGCACACACAGCGAATGTTCCGCTTGCGCAACAGGTTTCCATAAATAACTTTGTGACCGGGGTTGATTACTACACCGACCTCTATAGATTAGGAAAAGCCACAAAGCTTAAGTGGATTTCAAAAAACAACTATCTCACAGAGGAAGAAATGCAGAACAATGCTTATGTATTTTATTCTATCATGTGGGGGTATGGTTTTACATTGAACGCTGTCGCGGGTATGCTTGGCAACTTTGAACGAGAATCCAATATCAACCCCGGATTGTGGCAAAACTTAGACCAGGGAAATTATAGTCTAGGTTTCGGACTCGCTCAGTGGACACCGGCAACAAACTATACAAACTGGGCGAAAAGTCAGGGGTTCGAAATTGATGACGGTGACGGTCAGTGTTTGTGGCTAGATACGCAGACTGAGCCATCCGGTCAGTGGATTCCAACTCCACAATATAAAATCTCGTGGTCAGAATTTAAAAAAGCTACAGGTGAGCCTGAATATCTTGCAAGTGCGTTTCTAAAAAACTTTGAGCGTGCCGGAGTCGAGGTCGAGGATGACAGGCGAAAAAACGCGCGCAAGTGGTATGAATATTTAAAAAATTTTAACCCAAACAATCCACACGTAAAAAAGAAAAAGAAATCGAAATTGTGGTTATACACTATGCCACTATGGAAAGGAGCTAATAGAGTATGACAAGAGAAGAAGCGTTAACACAGATTATTGATGCTCTTGAAAATGTTGAGGAGTTTGACGAAGCTCTCACAACTTTAAGAACACCTACGGAAGATGAAACCACTTGGAAAGCAAAATATGACGATCTTGCAGAAAAGTATAAAACACGGTTCAAAGAGGAAATCATGACGCAGAATAGTGGGGCATTGGAAAAACCGATTGAGAAACCAATTACACCTGAGCCTGTTCCAAAACTGGAAGACTTGGACTTTTCCGGGGAAACAGAGTAATGAAAGGAGAGAGACTATATGGCAACAAAAGCAAGTAACGTAGCAATTTTAAATGCAATGAGGTCAGAGTATGACCTTGAAAACAGACTGCCTGAGGTGACTCAGACCAATTTGTCTGAGATTTTCACGGCGATGATGAGTTATTCACAGGGTAAAAATCAGATTATTCCATCTCTACTTGAGAGAATCGGTCTACAGACTGTGGACTCAACAGCTTGGAGAAACCCTCTTGCTATGTATAAAAAAGATCCTATGCGTTATGGTATGACGCACGAGGAAACGTTTGTGAATATGTGTAAGGGTAAGCTGTATGACCCACGTGAGTCATATGAAGTGGCATTTCAGCAGTATCAGTCGTATATCATGAGTGTGTTCCACAAGGTCAATCTGAATATGCAGTACCCAGTTACAGTAACATTCGACAACTTGCGCTCAGCATTTTTGACAGAATACGGTATCCGCGATATGATGGGAATGAAGATGCAGTCCGCAGTTTCCGGCGCGAACTGGGATGAATACAACGCTATGAAAGGTATGATTGACACTGGCTATGCACAGCAGATTTTACCGGCTGTTAGTGTTCCGGCTGTTGTGGATGAAGCGTCTGCTAAGAAAATGCTTGCAGAGGTGAAATCCGCGGTAGATGAATTTAAATTCCCGAACCCGGCTAACAACATTGCAGGTGCGACTTCTACATCTGAGCCGTACAGTCTCATCTTCATTACAACACCTAAAGTCAATGCGCAGATTAGTGTGGATGCACTGGCTTATGCGTTCCATCTTGATAAAGCACAGGTTGATGTTAGAACCGTAATTGTTGACAAATTCGCGAATTCAGCCATCCAGGGCGTGCTGTTGGATATTAGATTTTTCAATGTGAGAGATCAGTTCCGTGAAATGAGCGATCAGCGACTCGCAAATGTTCTTGCATGGAACTATTTTTACACTATGGTGGAAATGATTAGTGCGTCACCATTCTACCCGATCAGAGTGTTCACCACAGATGTGGTGGCTACACAGTCATTAACTATTTCCGCGACAGATGGAACATACACACCGGGTACAGTGGTTAATATTCCCGCAACCGTGACAGGTGGAACAGGTACATACCATCAGAAACTTTTGAGTTATAGCGTTTCAGGTGCAACTTCGAAAGATACATATATCTTGCCTGGTACAGATCAGTTATACGTTGGCTCAGATGAATCATCGGCAAAACTTGTTGTTGATATTGTTTACAGACCTGATGAGTCAGTGAAAACATCCGTAAATTTTACGAAAGAGGGCTAGTATTAAACACAGTTGAGTTGAAAAACTTTTATTGGGGGGGTGAGTTAACATGATTCCAATGCCCACACAGGCGAATGTTGTGCCACGTGTACCACAAACACAATTAAGACTATATAGGGGCGTTCCATGGGATAATTCGTATAATCACGTCAGATTGTACAACTCAACACAGGACTTGTTAAATCATCTTGAAAACTGGAGAGTTAACCTCTCCAGTGAGTTAGATGAAATGTCACCGATTCGAGTTGGGTCACTTGACGTGAAAGTGCCATTCACTGAAATGTCTGCGCTTGATCTCAACTACTTAGCGTTCAACAACTATGGGTTACATGATGAATGGGTATTCTGCTTCATTACATCTATAGAGTGGAGATCAGAGCGTACAACTAGAATCATATTTGAATTGGATGTTTTTCAATGTAACTGGTATAAACTGAATGTGAAACCGTGTTTCATCGAATATCAACATATACCGAAAAGCCAGGACAAAATAGGGGCAAACCAAATACCTGTGAACCTTGAATCAGGAGAGTCGGTAGTGGCAAATTCCTATCTATATCCATTGTACAATATGGACATATGCGTCTATGTTTCAGAGGGGACAACAGGTGAACCTTTTGACGGTTCAGTAGTTAACGGAATATATCGAACAGGATCGTTGGGTCATTACAGTGTCAAAGACGTGGAAACCGTAAACAACCTAATCAAACAATACACAGAAGAGGGTATTGTTGACGATATTATGGCTATATTCATGGCTCCTCAAATATGCATTAACGCGATAAAGGGTGATGACTCAAACCGGGCAGAGTTCAAGTTACCATTAAACAAAGGTGATATTTTCGGTGGTTATATTCCACGCAATAACAAACTGTATAGTTACCCATTTTGTTATGCTATGGTGGATAATAATGAGGGTCAGGCAAATGTCTATCGGTTTGAATTATCGAACAATGCCGACCACAGTATTGACTTTGAAATAGTTGGTGCAATGTGTACCCTACCACAGGTGTTGGTGTCACCATCAAATTATAAGGGTGTGAACCGTTTATTTTCTGAGTCATTGGTGATATCAGGATTTCCACAATGTGCTTTCCAGTCTGACACGTTCAAAGCTTGGGTTGCTCAGAATAAGGGCGCACTGGCTGTTCAAGCTACATCTATTGTGGCTGATTCATTACAAGCACCTGTTGGCGCTGTGACAGCTGTAGCTACAGGTGGAGCAAGTGCTGTGTTAGGTGGGATGCAAGCCACATCATCCTCAGTCAGTGCAATCCAAGGCACTATGTCGTTATTGGCTCAGCTAAGAGACAAATCTGTTGTTCCGGCATCTGTTCACGGGAAAGCACTTTCTGAAAATGTCAATGTGGCTTGTGCTCTAACGGGATTCACTTTCTACGTTATGTCGTGTCAGGAAGAATTTGCACGTGTGATTGACTCGTTCTTTGATGTCTACGGGTATCCAATCAATAGAGTCGCAACACCAAACATACACAGTCGATCAACATGGAATTACGTAAAAACAGCCGGGTGTGGTTTTACTGGAGCAGTTGACCTTGCACAACTACAACAGATTAGATCTATTTTTAACCGTGGTGTTACACTGTGGCATACAGATGATATCGGAAACTATTCACTGCCAAACAATTAGAAAAGAGGTGATAGTATGGGTACAGTGAAAAACCCTTACCGGGTATACGAAAAGAACATAAATCAACCGTGTAACGAGCGAGACATCACTGAATTCTACTTTTTTAACAGTATCATGAACTTGTTTATTAATCGGTTCAAATACACAGGATTACCCGAATCAATTGAACCATTCTTTATAGAACGCATTATGTTTTTTCATGGTTTAGGGTCATTCATTCATGACGATGTTGTAGATGCTTTCGCGTTCATGAAAGTGAATTTGTCCGGGATGTATGATATATACAACGTGCCACAGGATAGATGGGCGTATGCTAACAATGGTTACATGAAAGAATACGGAAAAGAAAACTCCGTTATCATGTGGGATTCAGCGACCGCATTTCCATATTATTATACGGCTTGTCTGTACGCAAAAACTATGGCAAATGTGTGGCGTACACGTGACATTAATATGTTTAGTCAACGTACACCTGTTGCGATTGTATCCTCAGATGACGAGAAATTGAGTTATCAAATACTTGGTGAAGAATTCTCCAACTATGTCCCTGTGATTAAAATTAGCGACACAATTAATATTAAGAATTTACAAGCTGTCACATTAGGCGCGCCTTATGTTATTGACAAGTTGGAAGATGAACTCACCGTATTGTGGGCGCGTGTACTAACTGATCTTGGCTATGAATCGAACCCATCAGAAAAAAGAGAAAGACTGATATCTGATGAAGTTGCCGGGAACAACGGTCACACAGAGGGTAATCGAAATATAGCTCTAGCACTAAGAGAACGTGCAATTGACGCTTGCAATAAATTGTTTGGTTGGGAAGCGAAAGTGGAATTTAGATCGAACCTACCAACACCACTGAACGCACCAACACAGTTTATGCCAAACATTGACAGAAAGGGTGATGTTATTGAGTAAGTATACCACAACTATATATAATATACTTCAAAACATTGTACCAAACTCGGAGAGCCTATCACCGGATGAACTGGTTGAGCAGGGTGTAAACGCTTTTTTCGACTTCTCATTTCCTTGGTATAACAACACAGGTGATGGAAAATCTGAGTTTATGAGCGCATACTTAACAAGGTATTTGAATAATGAAATAGGACAAGAAACGTTAGGCATGCACAAACAATTTTTTAAAGGTTTGATGTGTGAAAGCATGGAAGAAATGAGTCAAAAATATAGATTGCTTGGTGGTATGCCTAACGTTGCGGGAGAAAGGGTGGTGAAACACAATGAAAACATAAACGACACAGAGACAAGTAACACAGATGTGAAGCAAGATGCAGTATCTACAGATACTTCAAATCAGAAACAAAACTCGCAGTCTATTCATTCAGACAACCCACAGGTCACAATTAGTACAAATGACTATGCATCTGAAATGGATAGAGGTGAAGCGACCACAAACAACACAACAAACACAATAAGTAACTCATCAGGGAAAAATAACAGTAACCGTGTAGGAAACACAATCAGGACACTCTCTGAAAATGAAACAGACACACGCAATAGTGAAAAATATTTTAAAGCAATTTCTGAGGGTACGTATTTAATCAACACAATACTGTTAAAACGCTGTAGAAGATTGTTTATGCAAGTGTGGTAAAAGTGAGGTGATAATATGGAAATAACACCATTAATTAAATTGAATTGTTGTAATCTACCGTCAGTGTATAACGACAAACAGTCGTACTATGAGGTTTTGTGTTATCTTGAAAAAAAGATAAATGAATGCATTTCAGCTATCAATGACTATACGGATGCATACAAAGATTACACGGACACGCAAATCGCTCAATTAAAAGCAACACTTGAAAATGAGATACATTCCCTTGAAGAGTATGTGAACACACAAGTTGCTGACTTTAAAGAATATGTTGACGGAAAAATTACTATTGTTGAATCTGATTACAACGAAAAAATAACAAAACTTGAAGTATCAATAAACAAGAAAATAAATGATATTTCGAATTCATTGACAGAATTGACAAAAACCATGTACCGTCTAAACGCTGAAACGTATTCATACATCAATCAGCAAATTGATAGATTAATTGATTATATTGACAAGTACGTCTGCGAGAATATACAGTGTTATAATCCTGTCACAGGACAATATAACAACATATGTAAAATTCTTGGTGATATTTATGACTCAGCGAGATATTGTGGAATAACTTGCGATGAATTTGACGGTTTGGAGCTGAGCTGTAATGGTTTTGAAGCGCTAAGCATGATGGCACACGATTTTGATTTATACGCCGGGTGCAAATTAATCCCATCAAGTCAGTTATACATGTTCTCACCGTTAACAGGTGAATACGTGTTCTATCAAGATGTGATTTATCAGTTGGCTGAATTACACAGCAACGCACCAATTACAGTTAGCGAGTTTGATGCCCTAAAATCACTAACGTGTAATTCCTTTGTAGGTTACAGCATGACGGCGCACACGTTTGATAACACAGCAAAAGATATATTAATGTAAGGAGAGATTATTATGAGTAGCACAAACAAAACAACAAACTATAAATTGTCACAGTATATCGGAACGGACAAGCCTACTTACCTTGGTGACTACAACGGAGATATGTTGAAAATCGACAATCAGATGAAAGCGAACGCAGATTCTGCGAGCAATGCGGTGAGTGCTGCGGGTGCAGCTCAGGCTGTAGCAGATAAAGCATCGAAAGACGTTAAGGCTTTAAATGACTCTGTGACAGCTAACAGTGAAGATATCGCTAGTTTAAAAACAAAAAACGCACAACAGGACGTATCTATTCAGAATGCGACAAACTCGGCAAGCTCAGCACTGAACAAAGCAAATCAGAATGAGCAGAATATTACAGACATTAACACGCGTAATCAGTGGATTTATGGGACTAACATTCACAACACAGGACTCGCTAACTATAGATCGGGTTCATGGAACTGTTCATATAACAAGTTTTCAGGATTGTTACTCATTGTTGGACAGATCGAATTTTCTCAGGGGTCAACTATTTCCAATACAACAAGGATCGCCACAATCCCTGATAATATTATGAAAATGATTAGATTATCAGGAGATAAAGCAATTTGGAATGCTTTATTTGTGACAAGAGCGGACTATTCACTGGAAGTTAACAACATGTTCTTGGATCAGACCGGAAAGATCACTTCAAAAGCAACGTTAAACAATGCAACGTATATTGATATTAATATTACGCTTAACACTTCAAATTGGTCGTTATAAACGCAATCACACTGTAAATGCTATATACGGATGCCACATCACGCGGTGTCCGTATATTTTATAGACACAATATTCAATTAAGCAATCGTTTAATC